ACCTGTATTGGCAATTGTACGGCCTCCCAAATTGCTCAAATGGCGTGCCGCCTTCGCTTTGGTATTCCTCGTCATTGACAAATAACCGATTTGCCAACAACATTTGCTCTATTTCTTCAACCTTCCATACAGGGAATGTAATATTCCCACCTGTCATAAGGTATTTAGGCGTTGTTTCGCTCTTCTGTGTCCGACAATTGATAGATATAGTCCGCTTTATCTCATTGGGGACTTTCCTTATGCGGCCTTCTATCCATGAGAAACGGGCAAATGAGAATGGAAAATCACCAATACCCGTTATTGGTGTAGCCGTGCCATAATAATCCCCATTGAAACTGTCTATGCAATCGAACTGCGAAAGGAATTTTATGTAATTAATCCCACAATTTGCACCACGGGCGGCCGGTACACATTCAATCAATGGCACACCATCCAATGATACCGCCGTTACAGCAACTACAGCCGATGAATCCAATTCATATTTCTGCGTCCACTTATTAAAAACTATAGTCCCATTTGATGTATCAGTAATCTGCACATTTAACGCAAAGCATCGGTTAGACAGCATGTAACTTGTATACTCATTACACCGGATATTGACAAAATAGTACGTAGTGCCTGATATTACGAACGTACCTAGCCATGAATCAAAGTTAGCCGTTCCGTCCTGCTGTATACTGCCTGCCGTATCGCATACCGATATTGTGATGCCGTAACCGCCTGTTAGTGTGAACCCATTAGCCTGTAATAGTATGTCATACGGGTTAAACACATGATCGCCATAACACCCCCACTGAGGGTTAGGGAAGTAATATTCTAACTGATCTACGCTGTCTACAAATACCATTATACTATGCCTTTAAGCTGTATGTATTGCCCTGTTCCCTGCTCGTTCTCATTGCCGCCTGTATCATAACCTACCGTTATGCTCGTTATCACGCCCTTGTTGTAGAATGCAGTATCAAGCAAAACAGGGTATAGTAATTTCTGTGCGTTCACATTTTCGGTTTTGTACATCCTCACAGCACAAAGGTATCTTTAATTTCCATGTCTTATTCAGCTTTGGATTTTTATATGGGTCGTCTATCCAGTGAAACAAATCCCATAGCGTACCATAATAATGTGGCTCAAAGTACATGGGATAGTTAACCAGTATAGCAGGGGCAAGGTTAACAGGACTACCCAAGAAGTCTATAACACCATAGAAGCCATCAGGGATAACCCCGCTTATTGTCGTTCCTATTACGTTATTATGTGGCGGGTGGTTTGTAATCCACGGTGTCGGGTCTGGTATAGTTGAAGGTACTGCCAAAGATACAACCACCGGCAAGTTAGGGATTTGCGAAGGGTATCTAACATTCACATCAGGTGTGCCAATCCCCGCCACCGTTCCCGGCCAACCACTATGACCTATTATGAACACACTACCTGCTATGTTTATTTTATCTCTCATAGCCGTAGCGTTTAAATAGTTCGGATCACCGGGGTTATCTGTGTCGCCATCCCATATTAGTATCTTAGGATTACTGGTTGTTTCTGATTGCAGCAATATTTTGTAGTTGGCGTATCTCTCAACGAATGTGCCCAATTCAGCATTTATGAATGATACCAACACATTAAATGCGGAACCACGTACTACCTGTAAGGCATCATAAATGTAGTTAGTGGTTGTCCCATCACAATTAAAGTGAGTAGCGGCAAAACCGCTCGACTTATCCAATATGCCTTTGAATATGGGGTTAACAATCGTATTGTTAAAGCTCAGTGGCTTGCCATTATAAAACCCATCGGCCTCTACTCCGCATTTATCAGCCGGATCATCATCATACAGTACACCACATGATGCAGGTACATTCAAGTCCTGAGGCTCATAACATATTCCCTCAATTATCTTTGCTCGGTCTGCACCACCTAATGAGAAATCATATATCGGTGGGTTATTAAGAAACCAGTCTTTGCGCTTGAAATAAAGGAATGGTGTACCGGCGCTGTCAGTAGTTACCCGCCATTGAGCATTATATATGCCATTCAACTCATTTAGGAAATCAGACCCCGCAAGTAATGGGGCATTGTTTGGCTGATAGTATGTGGTTGTATTCGGGTCGGTTGATCCGGTAAGTAGGTTAATACTCCTGAAACGCCTAACGCCACGCTCAACCTGCGGGAACAAGTAGCAGGCATTGTAGTATGGGTTTGGGTCTGTGTGTATATTGCCATCACTATGCGTAATGGTCAGGTATGGAGCGAAAAATATATCCGCTGTTTCTGCGTTCACCTGAATACCACACTTACCGCAAACATTGGTAAGATAGTCCCTAATTAGCGGTGCGGGGTGTTCTCTTCCACAACCTGCCGCCTCAACCATAATAGTAGCCCACCCGCTAACTACTTCCCCCGGCGTTGGCGGGAATGTAGGCGTAGATATAGGGTCTATATTATCCAGTCCGGCACCTAATGTGTTAATGAAGTCTATTATCGCATTTATGACGCTTATAATGGCATTGACTACCAAAGTAAGGGCGTAGATAATGGCGGTTATTACCACCAAAATAGGGTATATAATCGTATAGATAATGGTATAAATAAACGCCACTATAGATGTTAATATCCATTCTAACACCAATGTCCAGTTAGGCCGCTTTTCTATGCAGTAGCCAAAACGTGGGTGTTTCTTACCGCCTGATGGCTCATCCTGAAACCAACCTTGCCAGTTGTCGGCAATCAATGTGCGCTCTATGCAATTGGTGTAGTCTTCAATCTGCTTTAAATTCAGGTCGAATACGCATGTACTGTTGAACTCGCACCATGATAATTGTGTAGACTTAATAACATATCCCGTATACCTGCCACAACTTGTATCGGTTATCTGCACCTCTATTTGGTTGAGAGTAGCGGCAACATCTTCTACTAAGTGAGCCTTAATGAAATCGTATGCATCGCGTTCAAATGATAATGTGCCCGACACAGATATTTGAGGCGCAAAGTTACCGGCTGTTACTTGTCCTGTTGCGGTTTGCTCGGTAGTCCATTCAAGTTCTATTTTATCCAAACCAGACACGTAATCGGTGTAGTCGTGCCATGTCCCGTCAACACTCCCAATAGTGGCAGCAAGTGACAAAGGATTTACGCCAGTGAATATAATATCATTGCCGTAAATGTCTTTTAACTGCCGCTTGCGTAGTTGGATAGTGAGCTGACGGGGGTAAACCATGTTGCGAAGATATGAAAATTGCTTACATTTGCTTTATGAAACAATTTATAATATTTGCCGGACTTCTTATTTTATTGATTGGATGCAAGAAAACAACTTATTTGCAAACAGACGTGCAACCTCAGGCGCTGCTTACAACTCCGTATAGCTTCATCAGGTTTTGGCATAGCGACACGCTGCGCAATAACCTACGGGTGAACAATACCGATAGCCTGGTATCGTACATGGTAGGAGATACGTCTATGGTTGACTATCACGGGCAGCCATTGTATGTATTCGCCATTGAAGACACAACAAAAGGCACTATACAAGGTTTTTTAAGCCCTGCACCGTTCGATACTGCTGCCCGTTGGTCTAAGTGCCGGATAAGCCCTGCACATTATATAGGGCACAACCAGACACAGGTAATAACTTTGTCAGGTAGCCACCCGAATATTGTTGTTACGTCAGGCGATTACTGGTACATAGGCCGCTAATTTGCGTACTTCCTTCTTTGTGCTGCCTGAAATTCCGTTATAGACTGTGATAGGCCATTCTTATCCATGTACTGAACGGCTTTAACTTGCTTGCTGTTTACGGCGTCAACAACGCTGTAGACAGCATTTTTTAGTTCGCCTAATTCCTGCCTGCTTGCGTAGTTATCATTGGCCGGTAACCTTCCGGCACGGGCCAACATGGGTATGCCTTCGCCTTTATGTATAGCTTCAAATACGGGCCTGTAACGTGCCGTAGTTTCCTTGTCGAATACAAACTCTCCTTTATGCACATTGCCCGCTACATCGTACTTAGCACCGTCACCCGTATATCCGCCTTCTGCGAATCCTGATTGCTGCGATTGTGTAAGACTGGTAACGGTAGCATATCCTGCCACCAATGCGGCAACTGTAGCAGCTATAGTGGCAAATGCGAACGCGCCACCTTCTGCAGCTGCTTTAGCCACGGCAACAACACTATTACTTATGGTCAGTGCTGCGTTAACCGCCTGCTGTTCTAATGCATCTTTGCGCCTTTCCTGCTGCACTGCCTTTAGTCTTTCCTGCTCTAATGCTAATACCTCTGTATTGCCACGCTCTGCCAGCTTTAATGCTACTGTAACACGCTGCTCACGTACTGATATTTCCCGTTGTAAATCCTTTTCACGGGCTGCATTTATTGTGTTGTATGCATCCACCGCTGAGTTAGCCAGTGATCCGTACAGGTTGATTGCGTTTATTATCTGGCGTGTCTGCTCGTTGGCTACGGTATTGGCTGTTTCTACAGTTAGCTTTTGCAGTTCTGCTTTTGCTGAATTTATTTTAGCTATAGCGGCATCAACATCTGCTGTTGTGCTTTCTGGATTATTTTCTATTTTTATTTTATTCTTTTCAGC